GCAGACCGTTCCCCTCTTCATCTGTATGTCACAAGTTATGGTGGATCAGCATATGACGGGTGGGAAATTGTAGATGCTATCGAAAATTCAAAAACCCCTGTTTATACATACGTACGTGGATATGCTATGAGTATGGGATTGCCTATTTTCTTAGCTGGACATAAGCGTTTCCTTGGGAAAAGAGCAAGTCTCCTCTATCACGAATTACGTGGTGGGGCGCATGGTACTAGACAAGAAGTTAAACGCCTAGATAAAGAATATGACCGTTTGCAGAAATTATATGATGATTATGTAATATCAAAAACAACTTTGACTCAAGAATTACTCGATGAACTTCAAGAAAAAATTACTGATTGGTATATTGGATTGGAAGACGCTAAGAAATACAATATGTTTGACGAGATTATTTAAGATCAAAGAATACTTTAGATGGAGTGACCTGATTCTTTAGGTTGCTCTTTTTATAAGGATTCTTTTTTCAGAAAGGGGGAAAAAGGAATGCCGACAAAGAAGAAAAAACAAGAAGTTGAAAAATTATTATGTGTTGGTGAATGTGGAAAAGAAAAACGACTTACAGAGTTTTATATGTCATCCTCCCCCGTTCATCCATTTAACAGATACCCTATTTGCAAAGATTGTTTACTTAAAAAAATAGATGTTGATGATATAAATAGTCTCCAAGAAACATTGATTGATATGAATAAACCATTTATCAAATCACTTTGGGATTCTACATTAGAAAAATGTAAGGAAACAAATAAAGAACCATTTGGTACTTACATGAAAAATTTAAGTCTTAAAGATAAGAATGCGACATGGAAAGACAGTGAATTTGATATTGTTCAAAAAGATAATCTCGGTAAAGTTGAAGTATTAGATAAAGTTGAAACTAACCAAGATAGACAAGATGTTATTAGGATGCTCGGTTATGATCCATTTGAAAATGAGTCTAAAAATGACAGATTAAAATTATATAGCAGACTTATTGATTTTTTAGATGAAAGTACACTTGAAGATGGATTAAAACTACAATCCGTAATTGAAATAGTAAAAGGATTTAATCAATCCGACAAGATAAATGATGCTATTACCACTATAACTAATGATATTTCAAAATTATCAAGTGGTACTACAAATATTAAAATGTTAATCGAAGCTAAAAAAAATATATTAACTTCAGTTCTTAACTTAGCTAAAGAAAATGGCATTTCTGTTAAACATAGTCTCGATAAAAGTAAAGGTGCAGGAACACTTTCTGGAATAATAAAACAGCTTAATGAAAAAGGTTTAGAAGATGCTGATATAAACATTTACGATATTGAAACTTATGAAGGTATGAGAAAGGTCGCTGACATAAGTAATAGAAGTATCGTTGAGCAATTAATGCTTAATGAAAATGATTATACAGAAATGATTAAAGATCAAAGAGATATGATTAGAAATTTGGATGAGAGATTAATTGAACTTGAAGAAGAAAATAGATTATTGAAAATAAAAATTAAACAATATGAGTCGTATGATAATTAAATTTATACAAATAGGATATTTTGTTTGAGAGGAGATGATGCCAGCCATGAACTTAAATATAAAAAAAACAAAACAGGAAATATCCCAAAGAAAACTAGAAGGCTTCTTGAAATTAGCAGAAATTATTCAATGGGGTCGTAAAAATCCAGTAAAGTTTTGTGAAAGATTCTATGGCATAGATTGACTTTCTCGACAATCAAAAATATGTATTTATGATGAGTTGGGTAACTCCATTTAACGTTTGGTGTCAAAGTCGTGGTAGTGGAAAAACAACTATGCTCGCTCCATTCATTATGGCCAAGACAAATTTAATACCGAATTTTCAGACATATATTATGAGTGGTGTTGGATCTCAAGCACAAGAGGCATTTTTGAAAATAGAAAAGATAGCTAAACGTGAAATAGCATCTTTTACTGGATTAACTGATATTTTCTATAATGAAACTGTCAAAAGTGCTGCTAATACGGATGGCTTCACTCACAACCCTGCCTCATTCCAATATAAATTATACAATGGAAGTGCTTTAAATTCTTTGAATGGTGCATTCGACAACAACCGTTCAAAAAGATCGAATTTAAACGTTTATGACGAATCTGGGTTTGCTCCAGAAGAATTGTTTGTAACTTCTCTTCCCTTCATCACTCAAGATAGCAATTTTAAACTTGGTGGAAATGTGGATGTAAGTTTGTTACCTAAAGAGTTCCCTAACCAAGCTATTTTTGCCTCATCTGCATCTAGTACAGATACTTACTTCTATAAGGTATATAAAGATTATGCTAAGAAAATGTTTCTTGGGGATAAACGTTATTTTGTTGCTGATATTAATGCTGAAATAGTAATTAATGCAACATTTAATGGTAAAAAGTATGGCGTTGGATTACTTAAACAAGAAGTAATTGATGATGCGATGAAAAAGAATAAAGAAAAGGCTTTGCGAGAATATTACAATAAGTTTTCAACCGAGGGTGGAGAAAATCAGGCAGTTAAAAGGGCTACTATTATTAGAAATTCCGAATTAAGATTGCCTGTTTTATATAACTCAAATAAAAGCCAATTTGTAATTGCATATGACCCTGCTAGATCATATGACAACTCAGTTTGTATGGTTGGTGAAATTTATTTTGATGAAAATGTCGGTTATAAAATGAGAATTTGCAATGGAGTTAGCTTTGTTGATATATCAAAAAAGAAGAAAACTCCAATGAGAACTCCTGAACAAGTCAGACACGTAAAACAAATGTTATTAGACTACAACGGTAAAGAAGCAGCAGATTATGAGAATGTTACACTTATGATTGACTCTGGGGCTGGTGGCGGTGGTCACATAATAGCAGATAGTTTTATGGAAGAATGGGTAGATATTCAAGGTAAGTCTCATAAGGGATTAATTGATAAAAAAGAAAGCATTGATTATGTTCATAAATTTCCAAACGCAGTTGATAAATTAAAATTAATGAATCCTAAAAAGTATAAAAATGAAATGTATGATGCATTAGTTGAAATGCTTGGATTAGATTTAATTTCTTTTACAGAAGAATACGATTCCAAAGGACATTTAACTTTATTTGACAATATTGAGTTTGAATATGAAGATGACCAAAAGAATAAGAAAAAAGAAGTTGAATTAAAACAAAAAATACATACACTCTCCTTTGATGAAGAATTAGCGCTATTAAATATTGACTTTGCTAAAGAAGAACTTGTTAATATTTATCGTTATGATAGTCCTTCGGGTGGATATAGATATAACCTTTCTCCCGACAAAGAAACAAAAATGCATGATGACCGAGCATACTGTTTAGCTATGTTAGGATGGTATTTACAACAATTAAGAAGAGATAATATCGTGAACAAGAAAAACGATAAAGGAAATGCCTTAGATTACCTCTTTATAAATTAACATGAAAGGAGTGAACTTATGACTGATGAAAATAAAAATGAACATGATGACAAATTAAATAATGATAATAAGAAGTTTGACTTCTCTTTATTCAATAGTCGTGCTAATGGTGGTACTGCTGCAGATTTGTTGAATGCTATGGGATTCTATAATAACCCTTTTTGGCGAAACGAGATATTAAAGGAGTTAACGTCCACTCCTGCTAAGTATAGTCGTGATAAGGTCGTAAAGTTATTAGAAGATCCTGTTTACAATGAGAAAGCATTAAAAGATTTAGCTCAGTATCTACTAAATACATCCAATCATTTCAAACGTTTAGTAGACCATATGGCAAAAATATTAGACTTTAGACATATGCTTATTTGTTTGAATCCTGATGATTCAACTGCTTATGTAAAAAATAAATCTAAAGCATTAGATTGGCTAAATAAGTTTAATGTTGAATATGAGTTCGGAAAAATAATGCGAACTATTATTGGTGAGGAAACAGCATTCTATTATTTAAGAGAATCTAAACAAAGAGTTACACTTCAACGTATGCCAACAGACTATTGTAAGATTGTTGATTTAACTGATTTAGGTTATCAATATGCTTTTGATATGACTTATTTCATGAGGCCAGGTGTTAACCTTGGTGCATTTGCACCTGAGTTTCAAGATTTTTACGATGAATTCATTAATGGTGACACTTCAGTTCCATTCTATTGGAAAGACATGCCTCCCGAAAAGGCATTTGTTTTCAAATGGGATGAAAACTTTGCAGGTATTATTCCTGTTTTAATTGGTTTATACCTTGATACATTACAGATTGCAGAGTATAAAGATTTATTGATGACTAAAACTGTATTGGAAAATTGGAAAATCCTATTCCAACGTATTCCAATGAAGTCAGGTGATAAAGCAGAAAAAAACGACTTCTTAATTGACCCTGATACTGCTGGTGAGTTTCAAAAAATAATTAAACAAATACTTCCTAAAGGTGCTTCAATTATCACTAGTCCAATGGATATTGAGGCCATTGATTTTGAAAATGCTGAGACTAAAGATGATATCGTAGGTAATGCAGAAAGACAATTTTGGGGTTCATCAGGTTCATCCCCTCTTCTATTTGGAGCTTCATTAGATTCATCTGCTGGATTATCAAGTAACATTATTGTTGATGAAAATTTTGTCATACATATGTACGAACAATTTTCCAGATTCGTTAATTTTCAATTAAGTAAAGTAACTGGCAAACATTCTTTTGTTATTGAATTCATGGGTGCTACTAGATTCAATAAAAAACAGCAATTTGATGAAGCAATGACAATGGCTCAAAGTGGATTGGGGTTAACATTTGTTGCTCATGCAAAGGGATTAAAACCAGGATACATTGAGAATTTGCTCAAAATGGAACAATTATCTGGAATTAAACAACTTTTAGAACCTCTCCCCTCTTCTCATACAACTTCACTTAGTCAAGGTGGTAGACCACAAAATGACGATACTAATTTAAGTGATAATGGAGTTAAGACTAGGGATAATGAGAGTAATAACAATAATTAATTATTATTCCATTAAAGGAGGTGAGTAAGTGATAAAGAATTGCAGCATTCCTATTAGGTATGAGCAACAACAATTCAATGATGATAGGTTTCTAAAACTAAAAATCTATGTAATGCATGATGGAATCAACTTAAACTCATCTAATTTTGAATTTGATGCTATTGAATCAGCAAAAGATACAATTAAAAATATACCTATTCTCGCTTTCGTTAGAGAAATTGACGGTGAAAATGAAAAAGATTTTGCTGGACACGAAATGGAATTAATATTCAAAGATGATGAGTATAAATTTAAATATTTAGGTAGACCTATTGGAGTAATACCTGCTGACAATAACAATTATCATTATGAAGTAATTGATGATAAAACATATGTGGTTGTTGATGGTTATGTATGGAAAGACTATGCCAATGACGCTCTTGATATTTTAGAACAAGATCAAGTAAAGTCACAGAGCATGGAAATTAACGTTGATGAATTTTCGTATTCTGATGATGGTGTAGTTAATATTCTCCAATATAAGTATACTGGTGTTTGCTTACTTGGCGATGACGTTCCTCCAGCGATGGTTGATGCTAGAGCTGAAGTTGTGACTAGCCAAGTATTTAATAAAAATCAAATTAAAAATAGTATAGCTAATATTCTATTTGAATTAAAAACCTCTTTCGAGGAAGAAAATACTACTTTTAATTTAGAAGGAGGTAATGAAGAAATGGAAGAAGAAAAGTTAGATACCTTTGAAGCCGAAGAAACTCCTGCTGAGGACATGTCATCTGAGGAAGAAATGTCTAAAGATGATGAAACAATGGAAGAACAATCTCAGGATGACCAAGATGGCGATGAAGGTGGTGATGATACCGATAATGACGGTGATGGTACTGAAGATTATCAATTAAAGTACCAAGAATTAAACACCACTCATGAATCTCTTCTTGAGGCATTTAAACAACTCGATGAAAAATATCAAGAACTTCTTTCTGAAACTGAAGAACTCAAAAACTTTAAGGCATCTAAACTTAGAGAAGAAAGAGAAATTGAAGAAAATGAAGTATTCGATAAGTTTTCTGAAGAACTAACTGAGGAAGAAATGAAACCATTAAGAGAAAAAGCATCTGAATATTCTCTTGAAGATTTAGAAGATAAATTGTTCTCTTTAGCTGGTCGTAAAAAAGTTAAATTCTCAGCCACTAAAAAACAAGATAGAATCTCAATGGGATTATTCCAAGCTAAAAATGATAAAGAAGTTGAAAAAAATGTTTGGGCTGTACAAAAAGAAAAGTACAATCCAAATAAATAAATTATACATATATATCCTTAAGGAGGAAAATATACAATGACTCACGCAATTGTCGATATTGAAAAAATTAATCATGAGGCCGCAAGTGTAGTCTCAGTTCAGCACACTGCTGATATGGATAACGGAGTAGTTGCTCACGTAGGTGATTTTGTATCTGGTGAAGGTGAACTTCGTCAAGTTGTTATTCCGACTACTGCTTCTATTACTTCCAGCTCTGTGGTTCTAGTTAAAAGCCCTGAAATTCAAGGTGCTATGTATGAGCCTTATTCCACTCTCCAAGATTTCTACAATGCAGCAAATCGTCCTGCAACTGCTTTCCGTCTTCGTGCTGGCGACCAATTTAAAATCACTACTGACGGATTCGATGGTACTGCTGCCGTAGATTCTTACCTTATTCCTCAAAATAACAGTCTTCGTCTTGCTGTTGCGGCTGACCTTTCAGGCAATACAGTATTTGCAGCTAAGATTCTTCAAACTGGTCTTAAGTCTGGTTATACTGGCACTGGTTGGGCTAAGAAAGACGCAATCTTGGTTGAAGTAGTTAAAAACTAATTATATTAACACTTAAAAATTAAGGAGGAAATACATAAAATGAACAAAATTATTAAAATGGGTGTTGATCTTTACAATTGGTCTGCAAACCCAAGCAAAGCTAACTTTTCTAACAGTGGTGTAGGTTCATTAGATGAAGCACATGAATTATTCCGTAAAACTTTACTTGAAGAACTAGGGATTCAAGATGGTAAAATTGACTTTAAAGTTTTAGATAATCCTATGGCTAAATGGAAACTATTCCAATTAACTACAGAAGTAATTGATGCAATTGTTCCAAAGGTACTTGCAAATCAATTTGACCGTTTCGTTGAAACTAAAAATGCTGCTTGGAACGAGCAACTTATTTTCAAAGTCAACTCTCCTGACTACTTCCGTGTAGATAAAGTTTCTCTTGGTAACACAAACGTTCGTAGTCAACGTTTAGACCAACGTGCGCTTCGTTTAAATCCTGTAATGCGTAACGTTACAATTGGCGAATCTATCTACCGTGTTCTTGCTGGTGAAGTTGATTGGGCTACTTATGTTAACCGTGTTGCATTGTCTATGGCTGCTGCTATCAAAGGTGACATCTACAATGCTATTTACAATTCTTACTCTGATCTTGATGCAGAGTTCCAAGAAAGTGGTACATTTGACGGTACTGCATTTAATACCCTTGCTGCCCGTGTTCAAGCTGCTAACGGTGGTCTTAAACCTGTTGCATTCGGTACTAAATTAGCGCTTCAAAAAATTACTCCTTCTGCTGGTTTTACTGCTTACCCTGGTCTTATGTCTCAAAACATGATGGATGAATTGAATGTGTCTGGTTTCTTAGGATACTACCAAGGTACTCCACTTATTGAACTTGAGCAAGCAATGGTTCCTTCTACAACTGATTTTGCAATCAATGATAATTTCATCATCGTAGCTCCTGCTGGTGCTGATAAGATTGTTAAACTTGGTTTCGAAGGTGAAAGCCGTATTACTGAAAACTCTAACGATCTTGGCCCTGACCAACAACTTGAGTACACTTTCCAAAAAGCTTGGGATACACAAGTTCTTGCAGCAGGTCGTTATGGTATCGTTCAACTTTCCTAATTAAATTAATTATACAAATAATAATAGAGGGTGTCAAACGACACTCTCTTTTCTTTTTGAATACAAGGAGGATTAATTAAGAATGGCAAATAAAAAAGTAGCCCCAAAAGAAGTAAAACAATCGGTAAAACAAGAAGTGAAAGATGAAATTTCAAATGAAGAAGTGGTTGTTAAAGAAGAACCTAAACCGAAAGATGAGAAAAAGGTTGAAGTTAGAGAACTCTCCCCTACTACACAAGTTCTTTGTATGAACAATACTGTCGGTGGATTATCGTACAGACCTCAATTTGGTGGTCGTGGATTCCGAACAGAAGGTTATGGTAAACATTTAAGGATTCAACTTCAAGACTTGGAAAATCTATATAATGAAGCCCCGAGAATTATTGATGAAGGATGGCTCTATATTTTAGACCATGACGTTGTTGAACATATGTATTTAAATAACATTTATGAGAATCTTGTTTCCCCAAAAGATGTTGATAAGTTTATCAATCTACCAGAAGAGGATATTAAAGCTAAACTAGAAAATGCTCCTCACAGTATGAAAGCAACTATGTTCAATGTTCTTAAAAAGAAAATTCAAGACGGAGATCAAAAACTAAATTACCTTCCAACTAGACGTTTCTTTGAAGAGATTTTAGGCGCTCAATTTGACGTATAAGGGGGAATAAAACATGGCAACCCCTTTTAGTGATGTTTATGACTTTTTTTTATCTAAAATTGATGATCCAGATTTATTATCCATGTCTCAAACAGACCTTGAAGATACCATGCAAGTCTGGCTAATGTCATCCATTACAATGTTCCCTAAATGTAAAAAGAATCTTCAAGATTTTGATTTAACTCTTTTTCAATTTAATTCTGATTTAGATTTATTTGAGAAAGATATTCTTGCTACTTGGATGAAGTATGACTATGTAAATAAACATGTTTATAAAAAATATTTACTTGCCCAAAGTTTATCTACTAAAGATAATGCCATTTACTCTCAGGCACAACATTTAAAGGCGGTAAGTGATTTACGTCAAAGTACATATGAAGAAGCCACAAGAAAGGTAACTCAATACCTTTATAATAATTTAGATTATGGTACTTTCGCATGATGACTAAATATGGTGAATTGCCTAACGAGATGCTAGTTGATTATGTTGATAAAATGATGGGAAAAGTTCATAAAATATATCCATTAAAAGAAAATAACGTTCAAACTCTTAACAAATACATTGAGTCATTACTTAGGGAATTTGTTAATTGTGAGGAAGTTGTTTTTTATTTTAGAGATAACCAAGACTTCTTACAACTCATTAGTATTTTAGAAAGTTTTCTAAATCAAGAAGACATGAGTGCATATAGAAGTGATTGGTTAAAAGCAAAAAATATTATTGAACGAATGCAAAGTAAACTTGGTGATGAATCATGAGTTACTTAGATAAGCATTTAGCTTATATGAATGTGGTAGGAAATAGTGTTGGCGAACAACAAAAGAACGCAACAGCAGGTTTTACGAATAGTGTTTTTACAGATTCCCCTTTCTACAAATTGGTTACAGTAGATGGAGTCCAAAAAGATGCACGTATTGAAGATATGACTGCAGTTGTACGTTCTAACAACTTTGTCACTATATTAAATACAAATAAGTATATGATACTTAAATCAGGTGATTCGGCTAATTTGGGTTCAATTGTAGAGTTTGATGGATTAACATGGATTGCTACAGATAATAATTCAGATGATACTTTATTCAATAAGTCAAAACTTGAACAATGTAACAGTAAAGTCACCGTCATAACTTCTACAACTACAACTTCAAGTGGTACGGATTCAATGGGTAGACCAATTACTAAAACCGTTCCAAATTCGATTGATCTCCCTTGTATCTTCTCTGGAAACCTAACAGGTTCCATGATGAATGGTGAGTTAAATCAACCTAAAGATAGTGTTAAGTTTACTCTTCAATATAATGACACGTCTAAACTTATCAAAGAGAATGATAATTATACATTCTATGATCGTTCATATAAGGTTAAATCCATTGACTTTACCAATGTGTTTAATGGCATAGGGTTTATAACCGTAATGGCAGATAGGGATGTGACGTAATGGATCTCAAGAAAAATATACAAGACATATACAAAGTCTTCATTAATGATGAGACATTATTACGTTTACTCTACTATAAGCCTGTGGATGCAGAAGGTAATCCTGACCTAACAAATGACCCATTGGATTCAAGTAAACCAAATCTACTTGACATGAGTGCAACAGATAGACAAGTGATTATTGATGATAGGATTTATTTTACTAAGTCAGTTGATAAATTAGATACTGAACCATTGTGTCGTATCGTTATGTATCCAGGTAGACGTAAACCAAGTGCAGATAATTATAAGACACCTACTCAAGAATTCATTTTTGATGTTATGGCTCATAAGGATTATCAAAATGTGGATGTACGTTGCCAATGGATATGTGATCGTATTAATGACTTGATATTTGAAAATAGAATCACAGGTATCAAAACAGTTAAAAATGTCAATGGTCAACCAATCTCTCCCCCTGCACCAAATTATGAAGCGTATAGGCTGACATATGAGTTTGGAAGTGTGAACTGATGGAATCGGTTAAGTACATATTCGCTGAACCTGAAGTTGTAGATGGGATTTCAATCTATCCTATTCACATGAGACATTATGATGAGTTCATGAATGTGGCAAACATATTGACCATTTCATATGACAACTTTGATGTAGAAAGCATTAAGAAAGCGTTAAATGGAGGTACTCTTCCTCTATTTGATTTGATTATGTTGAATTATGAACAACAGAAACAACTTCATGTTGTTATTGAATTATTTAAAAAGATATTCACTTTTGTTTGCAAACAAAAAATTGAGTATGATGAAAAACTAAACATATTCCTTCTTGAAGGAACCGATTTAGCTATTGATCGAGATAATTATGATGAAATTCGTGAAATTATCTTGAGACAGAATCTAATATTTACTCCTCCAGTTTACAAAAATAAATTAGTGCAAGAATGGGCTGAATTAGCTTTACAAGCTAGAGCGCAAAGTTCACTAAAGATAACAATTGAAGATATGATTACGACAATTGTGGCTTGTAATGGGATGGATATAAACGTCCTAGCTGATTATACGATTTATCAAATTAAATCTATTTTTCAGCGTGTATTGAAATTGAAAAATTATGATGCAACTGTTCTGTTTAAAACGGTTGATGGAAAGATAAACATTGACCATTTTGCAGAAGAGATTGATATGTTTAAGAGTCCTTTTAGTGACATATTTAAATCGGAATCACACCATAGTCATATAAAAGATTCAATAACTGGAAGACTTGGCAAACCATAATGGTTTGTCATTTTTATTTATATAAATTCAGGAGGTAAACATTAATGACTAATAATGCTACTTTTATTGTTGATGTTTTCAAAGTGCAAATTTTGGATTCTGCAACAAATGAAGTGATTGCTACTTCTTTACTCCAAGACGCTCAAATTCAACGTCAATTACAATCAACTGAGATTAGAACTGGCCCTGGTAATGGACTCTATGGGGAACTTTACCATGACGCTTCCACTACAATTACCTTGACGCATACAAACTATGCGTATGATTGGTTGGCTCGTACACTAGGTCAAACAATTACGACAGGCGCAGGAACAGCTTGGGACTTTTTAAGTTCTTATACTGTATCTGGTTCTTCAGTAGTCTTATCTAATACGCCACTCGCATCTAGCGATGTATTTGTTAAGAATTCAAGTGGTGCAAAAGTAACTGGATTTACTTTAAGTGGTTCCACTCTTGATTTTACTGCTGCAACTCCTTCCGTTGCTAATAATGATGCATTGGACATTACATATCAATACACTTCAAGTCCACAAACTCAAATTATCGCATTTGATGATTCGGTATTTGGTAAAGGACAGAAAGTTATTCTTGAAACAATGGAAGTAGATGGAACTGGAAATCCTGTGAATCGTGTCCAATATGAGTATTATAATGTAATTCCAGACGGTCAATTTACCGTAAATACTCAATCTCAACGTCAAGCAGTAACTCAACAAATGGTTCTAAAAGTAGTTAACCTTGCCACCAATGGTTCAACTAAGGTTGGAGAAGTTAGACGTATTCCTGTATCTTAATAATTAATTATATATAGAGTGTCAGTATTAATATTGGCACTCTTTTTTATTTTGTCTGTAATAAATAAAATTTAACTTTTATCGTAAATTATCATGTTAAAAACGTTGATATGACGGTGTTTTTATTTTGATGAAAATGAACAAAAGGAGCGATATTAAAGATGACAAACAAAAAATCAA